TTTCCTTCCTTAAAGACTTATACACCCCACAAAAAATTCAGAGAATACAAAAAAAAACCCAAGGCCGAAGCCTTGGGTTTAATTGTTAATACGTAAGTATTAGATGGTCAAGCCAACCACGGAACGAGAATCAATACAGATTCTGCCCTCTTCGAGAGCGCCGTAGAAGCCGATTTTCTCCTGCCTCTGAACATACTGATCATCAGGCTGAGCCGTAAACGAAGAACCACTATCAGCGTTAACTGCGAGAGCACGAATAAACGAACCCTTACTATTGTCAACACCAACTGCGATTTCGTCAGCAGCAGCACTCCAAGCATGAGCACCAGTAGCGTGAGTAGTTGCACCATTAGGAGCAATATTACCGCTATCAAACGTGTCGAATAAAGTGGAATACTTTTTGCCGACACCGAGCTCATTCAACTCAACGATGTTAATTCCGAAGATCTCAGAAGTTCCAGCGTTGTTGTAGATGTCGCTTCTGACGGAATCAGGAAGCGGAACAGCAGTGGCACCAGAAGTAGTTTCTGTACCAGCACGAGTGTTCATTGGTTGGTAAGCGAATGCGCGAACCTGCTCTTTAATCTCAGGACTGACATATAAATCAGTAATTCCATTACTGAAAGCCGAATCCGGAGTACCGTTAGCAAAAGACTCATTAATTCTTTTGTTAAGAGTAAGAAGCTTGTTCAAGTCATGCAATTGCATAACTGACTCAGCAGTGACAGGAATCACATGCGAACCAGCCTTCAAACTACCGATACCAGTACCAGCAGCAGTGACTCCAGAAGAAGAAGCTTCCGCTAAAGCCTTGAGCACAACCGCCCATGCATTACGTTCTTGCTTTACGAGAATTTCTTGCGCCATTCTCTCCACTCCCTTGCTGATAACGTCAAGACGTCCGCGACGAGCGTATTTCTTGAGAAAACTAACAGCACTATCTAAACGGTAAGTAGCAATCTTCAACTCAGCCATACCTTCGACATGACTTGCAGGAAGACCACCAGCAATACCTTGTGACCACACAGTGACGGCACCAGCGCTATCACCATAGTAAAGATCAAGCGGGTAACTTGGGCTATCATCTTCATCAAAACTTGAATCAGTATAAATAGCACCAGCAGTACCAGCTTGGTTCAAAACCTGCTGAATAACCGGGCCTAGGAAAGCTGCGAAGGCTTCTTGAGCTTCACGAGCAACAGTCTGTTGCTTGGAGCCCATAGCCTTAATTAGCTCAACTTGTTCGGGTGTATTTTTTAAATTTAATCTCATTTTCTTAAATCTCCTTTCTTATAATTCAATCTTAACCAAGACATTGCCGTCGGCATCCTTGACTCCGAGAAATTTGCCTACCACTTTGCCACCAGCAGTAGCAGTAATGATACCATTAGCGGCAGCATATGCCGCTCCACCAGCTGCAGGGGTTCCACCAACGCCGTTGTATAACACAACACCTTTGGTCATAACCGGGACAGCTTGTCCACTCACAACTGCTTGTAATTCAGCTGCTTTTCTTGGGTTAAAGATGAGCTTCTCACCGTTCTCATCCGTCTCCTTTACGTCATATAAGGTGATACCCAAGATATTGTCGCCAGTAGCGGCAACAGTAACGCAAGCGGGTACCCCATATCGCTGAGAAACCGTATTGCTATAAGTAGCTCCGGGATCTCCTGCCATTACTAAGTCATTATCGTTCTTCCATCCGTCACCATCGACAGACACCAAAGTCCCCTTGTTGAAGGGAAGAGTGATAGTGTTTCCGGTAAGGGAAAATAGATTAACGACATCATGCTCAGAATATTGTCTAAATGCTTTTAAGTTAGCCATATTTTTATCTCCTTGAAATAATGTTTATTTTTTTACTTGTTTTGAAAAGTCCAGTTGCCCATATCAAAAGCCGCTCTGTACTTATCGTACACAGTGTCGTCTGATGCAGTAGCAGAAACCGGAATCTCCTCTTTTGCCTCTTCGGCGCTATCCAAAGCACTCTCTACAACCTCTTCGACCGAAGTCTCTACAGGCTCTACAGAGGCTTTAGCCTCTTCTGCTTCGATGACTTCCTCTTTCTCCGCCAACAATTCCTTGTCTTTAGTTGAAAGAAGAACTTTCATATCTTTAGAGTAAGACTCGAAAGCTTCGTCATCTAAATCTTTGATCTGAGAAGCGATAACCTTTCGGTCATCATCACTCAATTCATAAGCTTCGTCCAAAAGGGACATTCGCTCATTAAACTTGTCTAAAGCGATTCTTTCGTTCTTCTCTTTTTCTAATTCAGCGATAGTATTAGAGAGCTTATCAAGCTCTTCTCTTGTATCGGTGTGTTCCGTAGACAGTTTATCATAACTGTCTTTAGCAGCCTTTAGGGCCGTTTCGGTTTCGGTTTTTTCTTCGTTAAACTTTTCCGAGGCCTCTTTGAGCTGTTCCTCGATAAAGTCAGAAATTGCCGAAGCAGAAAGTTCCTTTAACGACTCCTCTGTTATGTCTTTAATAGAATTTAACTTCATGTTTCTTCCTTTATTATTTTGATTTACATCTTTTTCCACGACTTGTGAAATTGTTTCTTCTTTTTGTGTAACAGTTTCTATTTCAGCTTTTAGATCTTCGAATGTTATATTCGCCGCTAAGCCTTCCACGTCCGCTGCAGGATTCTCTGTTAAGCCAATCCCCAAAGGCAAAACTTCATTTACCACTTTTCTATAAATTTTCCTTCCGTCTTCGAGTTTGCCTTCACCTCCGAAAGCCCTTAAGAGATCCTTATATTTGTCTATTTCGTCATCTTTAGCTATAGTTTCAGCATTTTCTATATTCTTTTCGTCTCCGTCTATAGCTACTATTTCAAAATCTGTAAAACCCAATTCCCAAGAAGCGCTGACACTCATATAATTATCGCTTGTTGGATCAGCCGAGTCCTCTATGTAGTCTGCCAGTTCTGGATTAATCACTCTCCATAAAACCCCTCCTAGGGTAACATTGAATGGCCCAGATAGTTCTAAGACTTCTTCTTTAGTTAAAGATTTGTCTGTGCCGAATTCCGAGAACCCAGCGGTCAATATAGTTCCTATAATCCTGTCCCTATTGTGCTCAATGTTGATAGGCTTGTTAATAAAGGACTCGTAAACCGCTACAGAAGTATCCGTGTCAATAACGTCTCCGTTTTTATTCACTCTGTTGGCTACGAACGCATTGAACGCAACTGGAAGAAGATCTACCTCTTTCTCTGAATCTACCTTAGGAATAAACTCTTCTAGGTCAACCATTGAGGCTAAGCTGAGATACTTATCCTTATCTTCAGAGACTACGGGCCTAACCGTAGAGCTAAAAACAGAACTATATTTAAATTTTTTCATTTTTGTTTTCCTTTTTTACACTATATCTAACATTAAAGGTCCACATTCGTTTATGTACAATTCCTCTAATGAGCTAAACGGAAAATCTTTCAGTTCGCTTTTCTCAACTTCATTCTCTGCTGCGACTATTGTTTCGTTAGTTAATTTAAGACATAAATTCTTGTCGTAATACTTTTTACTGAATCCTTCTGATTTTATTTCTAGAAATACATTAACTTTGCCAATAGCGCAGGACAACTTATTTTCGTTAGGGCACGAATCGAAAGCGTCGATAAAAATACTTTTCAATTGGTTGATATTGATCTTTCTTTTACAAGACCCGTTGTGTTCCGAAACTTTTCCAGTTAGAAAATTTATTAATTTATTAGAGTACTCTATTGCGCGCTCCTGCTCTCTTAAAGCTTTGCTTTTCTCTTCTTTTTTGGAAAAAGGAAAAATAAGGCTATCAATTAAATCAATTTCGAAATCTTTCAACATTAAAGCTAATACCGATTACACCCAAAATTAACCTAAATCACTTAATTTTTTAAGTTCAGCTAGTTTAGCTTTGGGCTTATCTAAACCGCCTATCGTACTATATACAGTAAGGCCCTCTTTGTCCCCACTGTAAATTCCCCTATGAACAACACTTCCAGAGCCCAGAATCCTAGATAATTGATCATAAGCTTGGTCCAAATTAGACTGAGGAACATTGTCTAAAGCCTCTTTTCCGCCCACTATGATTACTCCAGCATTTCTACCCGTACTCAAGTCTATGCCTCCCGATAAAATATTCCCTTTTAGGTTGTCTCTTACGGCTCTTGATATACTTATTGGATCACTCCAATCTTTTACGGGAGCAGCTCCGAAAACAATAAATCCAGAATCCAAAACATTCATAAAATCTTTTGGGTCGAAAGCCGAATAAGTACTGTCTCTAGCTGAAGTTAAATTAAACAAATGAAATAGCCCAGCCATACTGTTGTTAGCGGTTTGCCAAAAATTGGAAACAACTAATCCCGGATATAGTTTGCTTATTCTTTCATTGTCTACGATAATCAATGGAGATATTAAGCCTTCGTCTACTAATTCAAAAGCTTCGTTTAGTACGTTGTAAGCGTTTTCGCTTACTCTTTTTCCTTCGGAGTTTTTGGGTAAAGCTAAGATAACTCCCACTTTATTGTTTACCATCTTGACAGTCTCTTGAAGTTCTTTTGCCGTATGGACTAATGGCACCAAAGTTCCCGCTCCAGTTCCTCCTCCTGCTCCGGCACAAATAAAGATTCTATCGAATTCTTCCCCGAAAGAATATCTCATAAAATCTAAAACATCTTCTCTTTTGTCGTCAAAGGAAGCTTTTGCCAATGAAGGATCTTTTCCGGCTCCACCTTCCCCGATGCAAAGTTTATTTTCAAGCTTGACAGTGTTTAAATCTTGCATTGCGGTATTTACTCCACAAACTTTTCTGTATCCTAGATTATAAAATGTTTCCGCTAATCTACATCCGCCTTGACCAGCTCCTACGAATGCGAATTTAAATGCTACATCTATTTCGTCTTTGACGACTCTTTTATCCTCTTCTTGAGCTGTCGGCATAGGAATATCCGGCAACGAAATATTGGCGGTCGGGTCATCGTTGTACTCTGTTATGTCTTGTGTTCCTTCGCTCATTTTAAATTTTACTATTAGAAAGTATGCTGGCTAAATAGCTATCTACTTGATGCTCGTAAGCTATCTCGTTAATCTCTTTTACTTTTTCTTTGTTCGTGTCCGCAGGAGCAGAAATATATTTATCTATTTTAGAAACCCAGTTTTGAGAGTCTTCATTAGATATTATAACTTCCGACAACTGAAAAGCTACCTCTTTCTGAGCCTTGCTTAATTTTCTTTTGTTGTGTTTTTTCCTTAATGCAGCCTCAACCTGATCGTTTAATTTTTGGGCGGCCAAAAGATTTTCTTTAATCTTCTCTACGCTAAACTTAAGCATAGAGCCTCCTATTGGGCCGACTTTATTTGTTTCTTGTGGGGTATTGACCCCCGGGGGTCTCCCATTTTCTTGGGGTATATTTTTGTTATCATCAGGAGACTGATTTTTTTGA